CGGAGGGGCAGTCAAATACGCTTGTGATGTCTCCGCTTCCTGAAGGAGCATCCCAAGTAGGTGCAGAGGAAGCTCCTGTGCTCTGAAGATACGTACCTGCGGCGCCAAGGGGAATTTCGTATATCGTACCCTCTCCGTTAGACATGAAAAGTCTCCATGCAGTTGGAGACCTAAGCGCGTCCAGGTTCGTTCCAAGAAGGTGTTCAACTGTAATCTTTTTGTTCGTTCCGCTTGAGGACATGCTGGTATCGGATACGTCCACAATCTCTAAAAGATCGTTGTCAGCCGAAGACGTGAGTTCCTGAAGGCTGCTTATGGGTACAGCCCATGAGTCTGAAAAGCCCAATGCCAGCAACAACATAGATAATACGAAAGTAGGGAATAGCCTTTTCATTTTAGTCCTCAAGCGTGCGCACGGCACCGGCCTCAGTCGTTCTGCGCTCTCCGCTTTCCAAAAGTCTTACAAGACCGAAGTATATTGCGGGTTCATAAAACTGCCTGTCCCCGCTAAAAACATACACAACTGGCCTTGAGCCCCATTCCTGGTCTGCGTTTTGCACGATGGATAGCCAGTCAACAATCCTAGATGTTGTACTCATTCGTAGGACTCCAATCCAAATCGGGCTGAAAGAAAAAGTCCCATCCCTCCCTTGGGAATGCGAACGTCTGTGCCTGACTTAGCGTATAGTTCGCAAGTGTCTGTAAGTCCTCCCCGGCTTTTCTTTGAAACTCTGGAGCCAGCCTTATTGCCAGGTGGTACTTTATAGCCTCGTACCAATGCACTGGAAAATCCAAGTCGTCTTCTACACTTGTTATGTCGTAAAGCTCTCTGAGGTACAGGAACGGGAACGTGTAGCTTGTATCCTCAACAACGTAATCAAAGTAGACAACGCCTCTGTCGTACTCACGTTCGTAATGAAACTTAGTGGGTACGCCCGTTGCGGTTTTATCGCTAATTGCGAAGTATTCCTGGAGCGTAAACGGATCCAGACTAGTTTCAACTCCGTCTGAGTTTTTGGCCGTCATTGCGATGATTTGCACCGGAGGCTGCATCGTAAGATCGCATCCGGAGGCACCTATCGTGTAGGAAATTTTTGCGCCCATCGTAGCCGGGATAATGCCTGTAGAGATCGACCGTTGCCAGACCTTAAGGCCGCTTGTAAGGGGAGACTCCGGGCCCATCCAGCTTTTGATCATCATGTTAAGGGCACGTCTACCGTCCGTAATTTCCTGTCCGGTAGGATTTTCCCCAGAGGCTATAACTCCAAGGCACCTTAAGGCGTCCTTTATGATTTCGTCTCCGGTTACTGTAAAGTTGGTTGTAAGGCTTCTAGCCATCTGACTTTACCCCCAGGGCTACACGGCTTTTCGCACTTCGGTTCTTTCCTTAAGCTCTAGAAAAGCTCTCCAGGCGCTCTCCAGGTCTATTCTTGCCTGGCACTCCGCAACGCCTGTTTCCTCGTTACGCTTACAAAACTTAAACCCGTAGTGCATCATGTGGCACGGATAGCATGAACATCCTTCTGGAACTAAGGATACCACATTTATCCAGTCTCGTGAAAGATTTTCTACAGTAGAGTGCGATAGGAAAAGTATCTTAGGCACGTTCTCGAAACTTACTGCGTTAAGCACACCGGTCTCCGGCCCTGCAACCATATCTGCAACTTGCGCAAAGGCTAGGGTCTGTCTCATGGACCACTTGCCAGCCTGCATGTGTACCCTTGGCTCCTTTTCCCATCCAACTTCGAGCATCTGAGACACAGAGTCTCCGACTGTTACAATGTGCCAGTCCGTACTAAGAAGGATCCTGGCAAAAAGAGCGTCCTGGTAGGGCCATGCCTTATGAACACTTGATCCGCTAAGTGCCCAAAGAAGTACTGGAGCGCCAATTTTGGCCTTTTCCCGTCTTGCCCAGTTTGCTTCATCCTTTGAGGGATAAAACCTTACGTTCGGCTCATACGGTATTTCTGCAACCTGGTGCATGAACTCCAGGTAGTTTATGTTCGTAAGCCTGTGCCTTACACTCTTGGGCATTGCGTGCAAAGCCCTGCCAGGCATTGCAAGAAGCGTACCCTCCACGGTCTCAGAGAGGTTTACAAACTTATCGTACTTTTTGCTTAGGGCCTCCCAGTAGTATGGTAGTTCTGTATTAGGCACCTGGTCATCGTCCTGGATAAGCCAGTCGTCTATGTTGGGATCGAAAAGGAGAATATCCTTTCCACGTTCCGTTGTGTTCATTGTAACGTGGTAGCCAAGCTTTTTTAGCACGGCTAGAACACTCGAAGTCTGAATCATGTCTCCCACGGCACCGTACCTTACGACTAGGCAGGTTTTTGCCGGACGCGGTGCTGAGTAAAGAAACCTGTAGGTTATAGTCGCAAGTTTCTTGTAGACCTGAAGAAAGCTGTACTCCGTGTCATTGTCCCGCACTTCACTTACTAAAAGGTCCCAGCCTGGTCGTACCTGCTTCATAAGCTCGATAATGTCCTTTGGCCTGAAGTTATGCTTATGCTCTGGATTTCCGCCCTCTTCCGGAGTGTTAGGGTAAAGGTCCGCATGAGGCAGATAAAGTACCAGGTGACCGCCGTGTTTTATAATTCTCCACCATTCCTTAAGCGCTTCCAACGGATTGTGCATGTGCTCCAAAAGATGGCTGGAATAGACAAAATCCAGACTGGCCGTGGCAAAAAGGGGCAATTTATCTGCAATATGGAAAAGGTTTATGTGCCACGCCCCAGGGCATCCAGGAAGGTGCTTTCTGGTCTGCCCGCAGTGGGAGCAGTACACATCCACGCCTATCATGTGAGAGTAAGGCTTCCAGATGGAACAACCCAAATCCAGTCCGTAGCCTCTCGTATATGGTACGATCTCGTACTTTATCTTCTGGCTTTCGTTGCCTTGAGGAATGCCAGGGTTCCAACTCATTTTTCATGGGTCCTTTTATGCGCATTAGCGGCCCATTGATTAGCCGCAACAAAGCCGCAAATCGGGCAGGTAAGTGCAGCCTGCTGCTTTACCTGTACCGGATCTGGCTCCTTTACTGGCTGAGAAGACTCCTCCTGCTGTCTGTTCGGCTGCTTACTTGCAGCTTCCGGTGCCAGCAGGTTCCCCTGTTCGTCCACAAGATCTCCGTCCTTATTGTAGTAGCGCCATTCCTGAATGTACCTATACTTCAGGTTTGGCCCGTAGGCTTCCATATAAGGTTTTGTTCTATCTAGCTTTTCCATCGTCTACTCCATGCACCTTTCGCAATAGGAAGTTCCTCTCTTTACTGCCCAATCACATTCTCGTACCCAACAAGGTGATCCTTCATAAACACCTCGCATTAAAAAATATGGGGGGAGACCGAAAAGACTCTGGCATCTTTCCGACACTCCCCCCAAGAACCGTACTGCGCGTTATCACTCTAGGTAACGTCCCAGTCCCCTTTCGCGGTTAGCCAGCGCTGTCCCACTTAAGGATCCTGGACTGGGAAGCCACGGTGTGCACGATACCGAACCCTCCGAGGTAATACCACGCAACACCCTGGGAACGCCCATAGTCGGTAGGAATTTTGCCTCTGATCTCTTCAGGCACGGCAATTGCCTCCGCAACGGTATCGTCCCCGAAGATAAAGGCCCAGTTCGACTTCCCATTCGCCCAGGTTGCCTTAGCTATGTTCGTCTGCTCCACGAACCGGCAGTTTTCGTAGCGGCCCACCTCCCCGTTGACGATCCTCTGGAACCCTGTGACCGTGTACTGAAACACGCTCTGAAGATCGTTCTTGAGATCCCGGAAGGTCGTCGGATGCGCAATGCAGAAGTAGTCGTCACCCTCGTAGGGAGGAATGTTCCGCTCCTTCATCCAGTCGATCATGTACGGGAACTCGCTCTTGCTAAGGCCTCGGTTGTTCGTAGCCGTTGCGGTCCCGTTTGTCGTGTAGACAATAGAACCGCTAGCGGTACTCACCGCCCGAAGCAAAGTCGCATTGAACTGATTATAGGCAGCGGTGTCCAACGCTTTCTTTGCATCGTTCTTCAAGGCCTTGTTGATAATTTCCTTGACCGGATGATAGGAAAGATCGTCCAGTTTTCCCGAATACGGAACCGAGTTGCCGTACTCCGTGATCGTCAGGGTTCCCTGAACGATCGTGAAGTTCGTCTCGGGCATCGTACTCGTTTCCGTAAGGGTCGTGCCCTGGGTGGCGACGTCCAGGTAGACGTTCCAGTGGAACGTGTCCCCACGCTTTTTGCCTCCAAAGGCAGCGTCTTTAACGTCCGCAAACTGTCTGAACTTGACAAGGGGCTGTACGGCCATTCTGAGTTCCTTGCTCAGATTGGCGGCGTACATGTACCCGCCCAAAGAATTAACTGCCCATACCTGTCCCATAGCTAGTATCCTCCATTAACATAAAAATTAGATCCATTAGTAACCCGTTCCGATGTTCGTGTGCAGCCTAGCCTTGGCGGTTTCCAGAAGGGCTTCCCTTCTCATCTCCTCCTCGGTCATAGGCTCACGCCTGGAGCCAGCGTGCTGAGCGCTTTTGGCTCCCTCAATCACGTCCAGTTGCAGCTTCTTTCGTCTACGTTCTTCGATCGCCTCTTGGACCTTTTTCGGTAGATCGTACGTAGTGGAAGCGCTTTTTCCCTCTCGCTCTCGTGCCTGCGTCTTCTCTCCGTACCTCCAAGCCTTGATCTCTTTTGCCGCCTCATCGTATGTATCCCAGTCGTAAGGATCCCTGCCTGCGGCAATTTTCTCTTCTGCTCGCTTGTTTACGAGTTCGAAGAGAATTTGGTCCTGCGCCAGATCGGAGTATTCGGAAAAAAACCTTGCCTGTATGGCTTTTACGGCAAGCTGCCTTTCCGCCTCGATCCTGGCGATTTGCCTGGCCTGCTCCTCGGTAAGAAGCCCATGTCCTGTGGACCCGGGAGCACCTATGGCCGGACGAATGTTCTGGAGTACCGCCTCGGTCCATTCCTTAAGGACTTTCTTGTACTCCTCTTCGTCCCCGTAGGCCAGTCGTTTTGCCATGTCAGCCAGCTTAGCCTCATCAATCTGCGGTGCCGGAACCTTTCCTTCGGCTGGTTGTGCCTGCGGAGCGGCTCTTGGCACCTGGGCTGCCGACTGTTGCACGTAAAGTTGCTTTTTGAGTTCTTCAAGCTCTTTCTTTAGTCTTTCCGCCTCACTTTTGGCTGCACGGGCTTTTTCTAGATACTCGTCAGCCGCTTCGGTCTTCTGGTAATGCGCAATAAGCTCGTCCTTCGTTACCCGACGGCGCTTCCCATTGATAACGACC